AATGCGGGAGACGATAGTTTTAACAGATTCGCCATTTATAATGCCAAGCTGTAAGGCATTGTTGATATTCTCTATATCGGTTGCTTCCATTTGATCTAGCCAACCACGGATAGTTTGAGCACCCGTTTGACTTATAGAAAAAGGTTTACTGAATACTACTTCTTTTAATACACTAAGCGGAACACTAGTAGAAACTAATGCTACATCAAGTGCTAAGTCTATAGCCTGATTCTCAAACTGTGCCTCTGATTTAATAAAATCAGCTACCGTAGTCCTTATATTTTTGGACAGCGACTTCATCAATTCTTGCCTAGCTATCTTAAGATCGGCTAACAAAGCCTCTAATCTTTTTGATTGATAGTTTTTTATACCAGGTAGTTTAGCCCTTAATTCTTTAGATATCTCAATGTCAGCTTTTTCTACTATAAGTAAAAGCTCCTTTACCTGCATAGAGGTAAATCTACGAACAGCTACCTGGTGTAAAAGGCTAGCATCAAAATAGGCTTGGCTCTTGGTTTTTTTAACCATTAGTCGTCACCAGGCTCTTCTACAGTGTCTTCGTCCTCTTGGTCTTCGTTCTCTGGGTCATTAGGGTCAAGGTTACCGCTTATAGGTTTTAATGATACAGACTCTTCCTCAAGGTCCTCTTCATTTTCCTCTATATTAAAGTCTTGCTCAAGTATACCTCTTCTCTTAAGCTGATTTAAAAAGTTCTCTCTCGATAAGTCTCCGTTTTTACGAGCTTCTAATATAGCATCAAGATCTTGTTTATCAGAAACGTCTGGACCAAAGTCCTTATTAAGCTGTACAGTGCCACCATCTTGTTTACTTATCCATAAAGCCATATAATATAATGCTTGTGCTACAGCATCCTCGAACCGATAAGTAATATCCTGTAATACTGAGAATGACTCAGCGGTATCAATAGCCTTAGCTGTAGCACTTGTGCGGCCAACCCGTTTCTTTAGGAACTCGGCACTATAATTAGCCATACGTTCCTCAAGGTCAAGTAGCTCTTGTCGCCCAGCTTCAATAGCTTTACCAGTATGTTCTACATAATAAAATCTACCTTGTGGATCACTCGTGATAAGGTAAGTCTTTGGTCCAATAGCTAATTTAGCCTCATCTGGAGTAACACCACTTCCTGCTAATATAGGGAACCGTGTCACAGTCAAAATAGACTGTTGGTCAGCTGTAGATTGCCAGTGCCGGATGTTAAGGTCAGCAAGGTCAAGCAAGGGTGGCTTGCTTAACATAAAGGCAGTCCGCTCACTGTAGAAAGTTACTAGTGGTATAAAGTCTAAATCATAAGTATATTCTTCTTTTTTCTCCCACCTAGGTTTCTTATTTTTATCATCTTTTATCTCATGGTATATCTGCACAAGACCCGGTGTTATCACCTTTATTTGCTCTACAGTGGTGAGATCAAAACCGTTAAGCGTAGTCTCCACTGACCGGATTCGTATCATCTTAAGTTTCTCTTCGCCATTCTCTATGTCTGAATGACCAAAAATAATATCCTCAGGTTTAATAGCTACAAGGTAAGGCCTTACACCTTCTTCACGATCATCAGCAAGTGTTCTATTTTCTTTATCTACTCGTGGGAAGTCTACATAGCAGTGAGAAAAACCCTTAGCTAATGAATCCTTTAGCCAGTTTCTTATAAAAACTAACAGGTGGTTACCCTGTAGGTCGACATTATCTAAGTAGGGCTTTAGGTCCTCTGATACTTTACTTAAATCTATTAAATCACTAAAAGGCTTACCAGTCATACTGTTAAGCGTAAGTTCAATAAAGTTATATAGTACTGCTGACTCTAATCTAGCATTATAACCTTCATCGGTCTCTAATGGATATTTTGGTAGATACTTAGGGCCGGAAGCTCTCATAGCTTCAGTACCTTCTATTAAGGTATTGATCTTATCCCACTTAGGCAACATCTCAAGGTATTGCTTACTGGGTATTGAAGGGTCTGGTAACTCAGCCATTAGAAACTACCTCTGTACATAGTTTTTCTTTTAACCCTAATCCTGTATCGTATATCGTCTCCAATATGATCTTCAGAATTAGTGTCCACATCGTCAAGTACTTTATCATCTCGCGGGAGAACTGGAAATAACAACCTGCAATCTTCGCACCGTTCCATAATAAACAAGCCAGGATCTTCTCTTGGTGTACCTTTTTTAGGTTTAGAGCCTTTTAACATCTTCCTTATTTGTTCCCAACCTTGAACCCTACTGTTAGGGCCCTTATCAGCTTTAAGCCAATAAACCTTAAGTTTTGCCATATCACCAGAGATAGTTTTTTGTTTCTCATACTCATCAAAAATACCAGTATCTGCAGGACCGGCTTTCACACGACCCCATATACCCCATTGTTTTTCTCTTTTTACTATCTCTTTAGCAATCTCAGTACCACTTAGTCTTAAACCTTCATTCGGACTATTAGCCCTACAGCCATAGTACTCGGCTATCCTATATAGGTCACCCCTTACTGTGCCATATTTATGGCCTTTATAGGTCACAGGCTCGCCATTACTTTCTGCCCACCACCCTACAGAGAATGGCCTAGACGAGCCATGGTCGTAGGACCTGTCGATAGTCCACCCATTGGGTATAAGTTCAAAGGGCAGGTCAGGTACTACATGAATCTCTGTGTTCCATATATCATCAAACATACCGCCAGCGACAATATCCCAACTACCGTCAAGCCACGCCAACATCTCACTCTTGTTACGAGCAGCTGTTCTAATACGTTGAACATAGCTTGGGTCAGCTTTTAACAAGATAAGGTTTTCACTAATATGACCTCTAATAGCAACTCTGGGCGGATCAATATCACCATTAATATCTTTAGCGTTTTCAATAATAGGTCCAATAATTTTACCTTTAGCTATTGGCAATTTAAATCTTCTTTTAACCCAGTTATGGCCTACACCATAAGGGTTAGTGGTAGCCCTAATCTTAATTGGTATACCTGGCACCGTAGAACGAGCACAAGAGAACATGCTCTTATAACACTTATCATCTGGCCAAGTGGTTAACTCTTCCCAAGCAATCCATGGATAAGCGTGACCATGGTACGACCAATAGTCGGACTGCTTGTCAAACTGTCTAAAGAACAATTTTTCACCAGTACGCCACTCCCAAAAGTTTTTAGCCTCGTTGTACCTAACACCAGGAAATATACGAGGCAGCCATCTTTTAGACTTGTCAATAACATCCTGTAGCTCAGGGTACGTCCTACGGAATAGGATACCTCGCCACTCAGGCCCATAGCCTTTCTTATCTGTAGGTTGTACTTTAGGGCCACAGTGCTGAGCAAAATCCATTATCAGTCCATCAGTTTTGCCTGGACCACGTGTACCCTCATAAAGGCATTCACTTAATGGACACGATAAGAAAGCCTCCTGAGAACCCTTCTGTGGTGCCCAAACTACATCGGTCTCACGACCGTCTTCATGCACCATAACAGCGTAATACGCCGGTTTCCCATCACCTTCTTTACCTTCTCTCCACTCTAACTTCATGCAATCCCTTGTTTACGCAAGTCTAGCTGTAAGTCTACATAGGCCTCATAAGCGGCTCTAGCGACAGCATCTGGGTCAAGTGTATCCCTATATTTCATACAAAAGTTTTCAGCAATCATACCAGCCATACTCATGATCTTGTATGGTAGGTTTTTTTCATTTATGCTAATATCGGAATAAGCGGAAAGCTTTGGCTTAATAATAGACCACACTTGAACCCTATAAGACGTTTCACCATTATCGGTTTCAAATACTAACTTGACAGAAACTTTAGTCTTCATACTCTACTTCTTTCATTTTATTATCAAAAACAAGAGATTGAACCTCTGCGTCTTTATACTGTTCAACCCACTTGTCTGGATTATTTTGTACTAAACCCACAACCATAACACCAGCTATAACATTTTGATCCTCAAACTTACGCTCACGGTAAGCTGAGATATGCCGTTTAGCCTTAAGCTCAAGTAACTTATCACTGTATTTACGAATAGTACCAATTTTAACCCCAAGTTTTTGGCTATACACAGGCTCGTTCCAACCATCTACAGCCCTACGGTGTATCTCCATCTCTAGTGTATCATTGTACTCCTCCTGGGCTTCAGCGACCTCTTCAGCAAACTCGGCATTCTCTCGTATCTCTTTTCTCACCTGCTGATATACTACACCACAAGCTGTGGACGCAAATTTTAGTAGACCAGTCTCAGCTAAGACCTTTAAAAACTTGGCCTTAATAGTAGGGTCTTTAATAGACAGCCTTTTCTGATGAAAACCTCTACTTGCGGGCATATTTTTCTCCAAACCACGGGATCATTGTTTGACTCTTTCTTTATAAGATAATAACATATAACTTGTAAACAGTATATAAGGATTTATTTATGGTACCAAACTCTGCGTGTTCGTTTTGTATAACACATGATAAAAAGCAAGAAGTATGGGTTTTTGGCACACTATCAGAAGCTAAAGAAATGTTAAAAGCTTTACTACAGCATAGCCCTGAAGTGTCAAGAAAAACTGTCTCTAATTTTGGTCATGACTTATACGAGACTATAACCTGTGAAGATAACACCACTATACGGTTACCAATTATTAAGGGTCTTAAGTTTAATAACATAGAGGGATCAACTGACAAGAAACAAGACTCTAAAAAGAAAGAACACTCTACAGATGGGCCTAAGCGTGTGCGTAACTTTAAGACAGTTTCACTACAGCCCACTAAGCAAGAGGTGCAAGATTTAGTAGACCTACATGCTATAGTACAAGACCTTAACATTACCCCTAAGCGGGCCAGAAGACTACTTAAACGTGGTGGAATACATAAGCCTGTAGTAGGATGGTCATGGCCACAGGGAAAACCCGTTGAGGACATTAAAAAATGTCTTATAGATTTAATAGCTAAATATCCACAAAAAGGAGAAGAAACAGATGATACAGAAGCCGATGTTATCAGCGACAGCTGAAGACTTAAACGACCTACAATTCCCTTACCTAGCTAGCCCAAAATTAGATGGTATACGAGCCACAATACAAAACGGTGTCGTATACAGCAGATCACTTAAGCCTATCCCTAATCACTATGTGCAAAAACTTTTCGCTAAACCTGAATATGAGGGCTTTGACGGTGAACTGATAGTTGGCGAACCAAACAGCCATGATGCCTACAGGAGTACCTCTAGTGGTGTTATGAGTCATGATGGCGAGCCTGATGTAACTTTATATGCTTTCGACCTTTTAGGTGAGCCTGAGAAGTTCATCACCCGTTTAGGTTTAGTAAAGACTCGACTAACTACAGATGGTCCTGTTAAGTTATGGGATCATACTATACTTAGATCTGTAGAACAGTTAGTAAAATATGAACACGATGCCCTACAAGACGGTTACGAAGGTGTTATGCTCCGTGACCCCTATGGTACCTACAAAAACGGTCGCTCAACACTTCGCGAGAATGGCTTGATTAAGCTTAAAAAATTCTTAGACGGCGAAGCAGTCATCATTGGTTATGACGAATTGCTTATTAACGACAACCCCCCTACTATTAATAAACTCGGCAAGCAAGAACGCTCAAGCCACAAAGCAAATATGCGACCCGGCAATACACTTGGCAATTTATTAGTACGAGGGTTACCAGACTCACTACACTATGCTAATACTGAATTTAGTATCGGTAGTGGATTTACTGACGAGATTAGGCAAACCTTTTGGGATAACCGTAGAGATTTAATGGGTAAGATTGTAACCTATAAACATTTCCCAATAGGTGTTAAAGATAAGCCTAGACACCCGGTGTTTTTAAGGATGAAAATGGATGATTTTTAGACATTTTAAAAACCTAAAACATTTTTCCTTAACAACATCACATGAAAAACCTAAAGCACATCATAACACAAACGAGCTAGGACCAGGGCATGATAAAAAAACTCGACATTACAAAACTAAAAAGACTTAAAACAAAATCAGACTTTAATGAATTTTTAGACAATGCACCGCTAGGTGAAAAAGTTGTCTACGGATATCAAGCCCCTCCTATAAGCATAAGGTGCATAAATAAAGCAATTAATGAAGGGCTTATTTCGTCTGTCACAATGTTATCACAGTCTAAGGATAAGTCAGGTAACAGAATCTTTTACTACATCGCTATTAAAATAGGACAGAGGTAATCATGAATTTCCTAACAGCTTTGACTTTGGTTTTTATAACGCTTAAACTTACTGATTATATAGACTGGAATTGGTTGTGGGTACTTTCACCTACACTTACACCTATATTTATCTTAATACTATTAGTATTACTAGGTAGAGGAAGTTCTAAGTGAGTAACTTAAACAATAAATTACCATACGTTACAGGTGATGCAGTATGCCGGGTATGCAACTACAACTGGGTGTCGGTTGTACCTGCAGGTGTTGTAGAGCTAACCTGCCCAAGATGCGAACAACCTACAGGTAAACGTGCTCACCAGGTAAGACCTATAATAGGCGAAGAGCGCAGAGAGTGTAGTTGTGGTTGTCAGCTATTTTCCCTTATAAAGACACCTAAAGGCAAAAGACTACTATGCTCTGACTGTGGATTATTGTTACGTTACAGTTGGTAAGTAAGAATGACTAACATAGTGGATTTAACCGAACGACTGCCTCATGTAACAGGTGATGCCATTTGTATCCTGTGCGGGTGTTTATGGGTAGCTTGTGCACCAGCCGGAGTAATCTTTGTGGAATGCCCAGACTGTTCAACACCTACAGGCAGAAGATTTTATGGTGTAGCACCTAGTGACGGCATCGCAAGGCGAGAATGTCAGTGCGGTTGTCAGTTATTCCATTTACTCATGGATCCGTTAAGTCTCCTATGTCATAATTGCGGATTCACCCTTCCAGTATTACCCGCTGACTATGACGAAGACGATGAAGACTTCCAAAACGACCCTTAAAAAAATAGCCTAGTAAAGGTTTACTAGGCTATAGTTAATAGTTAGTAATAAATGCTATGCAGCCATAGACACTAACGTGTTAAGTATTTTTTCTTTATGATTAGCAGTTTTGCCGAACCATGCGTTATACATGCGTTTATCTACAGACCTAGACGCTACATGGTCGGAGTAGTATGTTACTGCATTTAACAGTCCCCATGCAGTGGTGGGGTCGGCACCTGGTGCATTTTCGTTAGCATACATGATCGCTTTAATAGTTGGTGACAAGTACTTGTCGGAACTATTAATAAGATCTACAGGATTATGGTCAGGTTGATAGACGGGTTGTAGCACTCGGATAATGTCATCATGAGATAGTTTTTGTGTAGAGAGTAGATTAGCTGTTTGCTCGAACTGTTTAGACTCATCTCTTGCAATGCCAAGTACTTCACGAGCTCGCTCTTGATTGAACTCGTCGAACTGCACTCTGTGAGACATACGGAATTGAGCAGCCGAGTTTAAAGCAAGGGTTAGCGTGTTGTTACACACTACACGGACAGAAGTAAATTTAATCTGTAGTGATTTACCGACCTCGTGAGGTGAAGAGATAAGCAAGTACGACTTTAATTGGTCGGATGTGTTGTTCTTCAGGTGGAAGTTTTGACCGAGGTTAGCTAATCCCCAAATGTTTCTACCGCCTTTTAGTGAACCCGCAGTTTCAAGAGTAGCATCGCCAGCCTCTACAAAGGATCGAAAGAACCCTAGAGCATCCCGATTTTGTACTGGGATGTAGTGTTTTCCACAGACGTCAAGTATTTTGCCGTCAGTGCTACGAACAAGAGCAAAATGTTCGTTAGTTGATACAAGGCCGGTATCGTGTTCAGCGTGTACTGGAGCTTTCACTACAGTCCAATCAAGTCCTGCTTTTATTAGCATGTCGTCTACAGAGGGTGCATCTTGGATATAAGTCCCAAGGCCGTGCCAAGGTACTTCATTCGTATATGCGATAGTTTCGATTTCGTGTGACATAAGAACTCCTTAGTTAATGATTAGTGATAGATAATCATAATCTATGAAATATAGAAATACAAGATTTTTCCCTATAGCAGGTTTACCCCTTATAATTTTTTTGAACCTAAAAGTGAAAATACTTTGGCCAAGTAATAATTTCTCTTGTATCTATCCCCTAATTTCTGTGCTTGACAATAAATAGGTGTGGGGGTGGGGTGGAGGGGGAGAGAGGTGGCAGTGGCAGTAGTAGTAGTCGTGGCAATGGTAGGGGTAGTTAAAAGGTATATTAAATATGTATTAAATATGTATTAAATATGTATTAAATATGTATTAAATATGTATTAAATATGTATTAAATATGTATTAAATATGTATTAAATATGTATTAAATTGTATATATTATTAAAAGGTTGCAATACACATTAAATGTGTATAAAGATTAAATAAAATTTGATATATATAAATAAAAAAAATGATGCAACATTTTTATGTGTTGCATCATTTATTTATTGTCATAATGTGCATTATACAACAACACACATCATCATGAATACATTGATTTAATTGTTTACAATGTTATTAAATAATTCATCACATTGATCATTTTGATCAAATTGCAAAATGTTATTAAATAATTCATCACATTGATCATTTTGATCAAATTGCAATTTGATCATTTCATAATCACATGAATCATTTTGATCACATGAATCATTTGAAAAAATGATGTGTTTAATATCATGATAAAAATATATATGATGCAAAACATAAAAATCATGAAAAAAATGATTTGTTTTTAAAAATGAATTTTTTGTTATATGTTCATCATATAATTTTAAAATATACAAAAAATCAATAACAAATTGATAAAATTGTTTTTCATTTAATAATTTTATATAATGATGAAACAATTTTTTTTGACATTCATTATATTCATGTTCATGAATGTTTTGCAAAAATGTTTCATGTTCATATTGATATAAATGAACATCATTTAGTTGATCAATTTTTTTGATTGTGTCGTTTGTGATTGTTGTGTTTGTCATGTTGTCACATTCATTTGATTGTTGTGTTGTAAATGATCATTTTGTTTTGATCATGTTTA